CAGCAGCCTCCATCAGGCGGTGTTGGGCTGGTGACTTGCTTGGCATATTAAGCCTGCGCCTCTTTCCAACTTAAACGAGCAAATACGTCAATTGCGGTGGCCGTTAGAGGCGTCACGCAAACATACAAGATGTCTGGGCCATCAGGGTAAAAATTAGCCTGAGAAGTTGGAATAGCAGTGCTTGTCCCGCCACCCAAAATTGAATTGCCCAAATCACGAACCTGAGCCAAGTCCAAAGTGGTTTGGCCGTTGGTGTTAGTAAACGCCGCAGCAACCGCCTCACCGCCAGTTATGGAAATGGTGTTGGTGGTGTTTGTTGCTACTTGAGCCAATGACGACGTAAGAGCGCCAGTTCCACCAGTTACGGGGGCTTGGAAAGTGCTGCTGAATGCGCCGCTTGCATAGCCGTTAAGCACCAAGTTCACAAGCAGCGGGCCAGTAGCGTAAATGCCAAGCTCCACGAACTGCAACTGCATCCGGTTGATGGTTTCCTTGATGCCCAACAGACCCGTAGTTCCGTTGTCCACAGAAGGCGCGATACGAAGAGCCAATACCGGAGTTAGCTGACTTGTGCTGGTCGTGGTAGTCAGTTTGGCAGGGCTGCCGTAGTTAAAAATCAACGACTTGTCGTCATCAAATCGCCCGTCCATAATTGTTGAAGAACCCCAGTGCGAAAGCGAAGGAGCTGAATCTGGAGCTGAGTATTCAACAGCAACAGGGGCCGATGCAGAGTATGTGAACGTAGTAGCCGCCGCGCCACCAGTAGTTCCGCGAGTCAATCCAGACAAACTGGTTGATGTCTTGCTGGTGTACGAAATGTACTCAATTGCGCCCGTTGAAGACGCCGCCGTTACCTTCACCTTACCCGCAGGAGCAAAACCGGTTGTGTCCCCAACTGTTATCGACGAGGTTGTGCCAGATGCCAAAGTCTCAGCCAGATAGGTGACAGCATTTTGCTGGTTTGACTCGTAATGCGCGGCCATGTTTCCAGAGCGCATATAGGCTTCTGTCTGAACGTTGTTGTTTTGCTGGGCGTACACATAAACAATCGCGCCGCCAGTGGTGCGAAAGCCCCAGCGGATGACACCAGCACCGTACCAAGAGTAGTCGATGTAGAACATCTGCATCTTGGTCAAGTCAAGGGTGTATCCAGATGGCCCGGTGCCATTACAAGGGTCAGACCATGCGGACTGAGGCACGCGCACGTCAATTGTTTTGGACACGATGTAGCCCGCGTTGGGCGTGTTGGTCGTGTTCAGCGTAGCGCCACGGTATTCTGGAGAAATGTACAGAGCCGTGTTGCTTTCAATGTTGACAACTTTGTACGATTGGCCGCGAATGACAATGTAGTCACCGGGGTTCAACTGTGTCGCAAACTGGGTTCCAGTACCGCTTACCAGACCAGAGCCATTGATGACAGAAACCGTGCCGTTTAACTGGTTGGTGCTATTGCGCCACACCGCGTACAAGGTTTGACCATCAAACTCAAAAAACATGCCGTTCTGCTGGTCAAAAAATCCAATGCGGTTGGTCGAACCGTACCAGTTAAGTGGAGAAACCCGAGGTTGAGTGCCGGTAGCCGTGGTGGCTGAAGGCGCTGTAGTTGCCGTGTAGGTGAGCGTGTTAATCGTGGTAGAGGCAATTGTGTAATTGCCGTTGTAACCCGCCTCGTTAACCCCAGCAACTTGAATGACCGTACCCGTTGCCAGATTGTGGGCATAACGAGTTGTCACGGTAATGGTTGCACCAATTGAGGTTCCGCTTGCAACAATGGATGTTGTAAAAATTGCGGGTTTTAGGCATGTTCCTGTTGAGAATTGGATGCCCTTACCTGATTGGTAGCGGAAATAGCGACGGGTCTGCCGAATCAATTGCTGATTGGGAATGATGGAACCAGCGCTAAAAGCTACGCCACCATCAAATGGGCGGGACTCAACATAACCCGCAGGGCGGGCATACAAGTTGGTGTTGCCAGCAGAGTTTGTAGGCGTTCCAGAGGCGCTGGAGGTGGTGTAGGTAAAGGTGTTGGACGTTGGGGTCGTAGTGACCGTAAAAGCGCCCATAACGCCCACAGGAGAGCCTCCAAGGCCCGTCACATAGATGTAGCTGCCCGCGTTCAATCCGTGCGGTGTAGCGGTCGTTACTGTGATTGTGGTGGCACTGGTTACCGCAAATGCGTTGGAACCAAGATTGATGCCGCAGTTGGAGTAGAAGTAGCCCAAGTACACATAGGTGTAGCCGGGATTGAATTGATTCCCACTTGCAACTACGTTGGTGCATGTGACCGTAACGCTGGTGCTTGCGGTGACCGTGTTGACATACCACCAGCCATTGGCATTGGGGTCAACAGCGTTTTGAACGTAGATAGGCGTTCCAACAGAAAAACCTGTGGTGTTTGCCATAAAAATAACAAGCGTCGTAGTCCCCGCACCTTGAATGCCCCTGCTGCTTGCAGAGTTGTCAATCACCAGCGGTGACTGGGGGATGTAGTACATGCTCTGACGATTTTGTTGCAGCGCAATACTTTCCCATTTGGTGGGCTGTGTGCCGTACTCAAAATCGGTGTCAATCAAAGCCTGCGGAGTTGACACTCGCAGTTTGTCAACTGGGTCATACGCACCAGAAAATTGCGCAGTTTGTGTGCGCAATTGACTTTCGGTTTTTGGCGAAGAGTTGGTATATACGACTTGAATGCCCATGATATTTCCTTAAAAAATGGGGGCCGAAGCCCCCACTTGTTTTTAGCAAGCGCGCCCGCCTGCTTTACGGGTCATTGTGGGGTTTACAAAACCCCGTCCTGCCCCGGCATTTGGCCGGATGCCAAGCAGCCGTTTAACAGAGTCCATCACCGGCGTAGCTTCATTCTCACGACGCATTGTGGTTTCTTCCGCAGCCCGACGATCAGCTTCCCGCTTGACGATTGGATCATAGCCATCATCCGCTGTTGGATAGTTTGCGTTTTGCCCCAAATTTCCACCAGCAAATTTTTTGACTTTTCCGCCTTTGGCAAAAGTACCGGACTGCATGGTGTTGGCCACCGGTTTTGACACCGGTTTACGGGGCATTGCTACGGCGTGGCCAGCGTTATTAACACTGCCCCCCGTAGCGAAATGCTTTTTTGCAGCACCGCCTTTTTTGTAGCCGCCAGCATTGGATTCCTTGACCTCACCGGTTTTGGTGTTGGTCTTGCCGGGGTGCGCCGTATCAGCCGGTCGGTTTTCCCAATTGGTGCTACCGCCCATGGCTTTGTGCATGATCTTTCCACCGTGCTTGAAACCGCCAGCATTGGCCATGCGCACACCGCCAGTACCGCTTGCACTGTCGTTTTTATCGCCGTCAACAACCTTGGTATTTTTAAATTTACCTTCGTTGCCCTCAATGGTTCCGCCGGTGGCTTTATGGTGAACTTTACCGCCATGCTTGAAGCCGCCGGGTTTACCTTCCTTGACCATGCCAGTTCCATGATGTTTGTCATGGTGTTGGCCATCAACCATTTTGGTTTTATCAAATTTCTTTGCATTGCCTTCAATGGTGGTCTTGGTTTCAAACTTGTCAATTGCGCCACCTTCAGCATACTTGCCGCCAGAGCACATAGCTTTATGGTGCTCGGCCATCTTTTTGTGATGGTGAGACCCACCTTCTTTGTGCATCTCGGCGTGGTGCTTGGCCATGTGCTTGTGGTGCTCCAAAGAACCTTCCGCGCAGCCGCTAATCGGATGAACTTTGCCACCATGCTTCAATTTCAAGTGCGTGCCCTTGCTGCCTTTGTGTTCCTGAGCATCATGCTGCATAAACGCTTTCTTGATCATGGCCTTGTCTTGCGCCATGTCACCACCTTTGGCCATTCCGCCCTTTTTCATGGCCGGGGCCATAGGTGCAGCCATAGGAGCTGCAGGAGCGGCCATTCCGGGGCGCATAGCGCCGCGTTGAGCCATCATGCGCATCATGAGCGCCTTTTTCATGGCGGGGTTCATCATTGCGCCAGCACCTGCTGGAGCGCCCATAGGTGCCCCCATCGGAGCGCCCATCATGCCGCCGTCAGCCTTCTTGGCCATGCCGCCCTTTTTGGACATCAGCATGGGTGCCTTCATGGACTTGCGACGTTCCATAATGGATGGCTTTTTGGGAGACTTGCCGGGAGCGGCAAATTTACCGTCAGCCGTTTCCATCGGCATGGTGCTCTTCATAGGAAAGTGACCAGCTACGTGACCACCTTTTTTTAGTTTCAGAATAACCGAAGGTTCGGTGGTCTCCATCTTGACCATTGGTTTAAATTCAGCCATGTTGCTCTCCTTTTAGGAAACAAGGTTTTGGTTGACACCAAAAGCACCAGTGCGGGTCGCATTGGGGCCAACTGCAATAGCGGGTAGCACAACGGCCACAATAAGGCGTTTAACGCCGTCCGGAGCGGTGGATGGGCTGAACGTGCCGCGAACATCGCCAGTAGTGGTAGTTGCGGCAACCTGCGAAGCCACAGCCAAAGTGCCGCTGTCAATTGCAAAGCTGTTGTTGTAGCCAACGTGGGCAATGTAGCCACCATCAAACACACGTATCGGAAATCCCAGCAACTGAGTTGTTCCAACCACGATGGTGGAAGTAGTTCCGCCAGTACCAGTGACACTGGTGATTTGGTAGAAAGCCTTCTTGCCATTCGTGGTGGTGGACGCCACAGCGCCAGAGGCAATAGCTTCGCTCATTTGCTGGCCGTAGATGTCGTAGCCAACGATGGTGAACGTAGAACTGACGGTAGTGCCCGTTCCAGTGGTCACGCTCAATGCGCGAGGGCAATCAAGCTGCAATACGGCAACACCGTCTGCGCGTGTGATTGATTTCACGCCAGTGCCAGCGGTCAGCGTCAATGCGCCAGCGCCTACGGGTGTTTGCGATGCCGCAATGTTGTTGGTCACTGAGGCCAACGGAACAACATCCCACACATAAATACGACCCAGAGGGCCAATGCCCAAGCTCATGGGAGAAGGGTCGCCCAGCAAGGCATTGCCAGAACCCACAATCGTGGCGCTGGCGGCAGTTTGCGATGTACTGACGGTGTAGGTGCCAGTTCCGCCTGTACCCGTGCCAAAAGCCGTGATATAGGTATTTGCTGTTGCCACATTTGCACCAGACACATACATGCCTACAACAATCGGGTCACCCGATAGCATGGCTGTGACGGTCAACGTTGTAGTGGCAATGGAACCGGTAAAAGTTGTAGAGGATGGATAAATACCCGTGCCCTGATAGCCCGCGACTGGGCCCAGAAACAAGTCATCTGAAAATTGAGGCATGGTCTGCTCCTTGAAAAGTTTGACCGATGTTAAAAATGGTGGGAGGGGTTAAGGCCCCCTCCCGAGCCCTTCGGCGATTAAACGCCAGCAGTACCGTACATTGCACGTGGGTCGGTGAACCCGGGGATGTAACGCTCGGTTGCCTTGTAGCGCATGGAGTCGGTCTCAAAGTCACCTTCCATGGTCTTCTCCAGACGACGACGCATCAAGAGCTTCATGCCCTCGGGTGCATCGGTCTGGACCCAGAACGCGCTGGCGTTGGTCAGACGCGACAGAACAGCAGCGCCTTCGTCCAGCAAGCCGATGGATTTCACCGGGTTGATGTCGTTATTGGCGTTGCCGGTGCGCAGGACCGACTTCAGCAAAACTTCGGCTTGGAAGATATTGCCGGGGGCGACCACCAATTGGCGGGGCACCAGACGGATCTTTTTGCCGTTGTTGTCCACAGCTTGGCGAATCTGAATCAGCATCTGCTCAAGCGATGTCTGGCTCAGGTTTGCTGCGGTGGCAAGCTGGTTGCTGAAGGTGCCGTTCACGATGGGGTGAGCGGTACTGATCAGCGGCACGCCATCGCCACCGGGGTAGCTGGAGTTGAACGCGGTGTTCAAGATGTTCGCGCAAAGCAGCTCTTTGGTTTCCACCAGCGACTGTGCCAAGTGACGTGCGTACACCTGACCCAAGCGGATGTGGTCGCCGTCTTCCACGAGGACCTTGGTCAGGGCAAAAGCCAGACCGTAGACCTTGTAGACATAGCGCTGCAAGAAGAGCACGCCGCCCTGTTGGTACGTGACGGGAGTACCGTCAGGCAACTGGGGAGCCGCGCCGAAACCGTACAGGACGGGCTCTTCGTGGTAGTTACGGGGGATGCCGTCTTCCTCGCGGAAAACACGTGACCATTCATCTGCGCGCTGGTCATATACGCCGTCGAAACATTCATTCAAGATCGGTTCAACAATCGAACGAAAGTCCGTACTTCTCATTGGTGCGGCCATTTTTTATGCCTCCTTAGATTGCGTTAATGGTGGCAACGTACTGGCTGCGGCTCACTTGAACCTGCACAGTCGTATAGGCATCACCCCAAGCGTTATCCACGCCGTTGTACAAGCCAACGATGCGCATATCGCCGACAGCGCCCACACCAACCAAACTCGAAGAGATGGTAGCGGCAGACAGGCCGGTGGTGGTTGAACCAGCAGTAATGTTGCTGAAGTTGGCTTGGTCTCCAATGGAGGTTTGTGCCAACGAGCCATCGCACTGGATGTCGTACACGATGTTGGGGTCGCTGTAGTAATAAGCTACGCACGAACCAGTTACATACGCGGTGGATGCGGGCCAGTAATTGGACACGCGACGACGGCCGGTGGTATCAGTCCACTCAACACCAGCAAACGCGCCTTGGTAGGCGTTGCCAGCGGTGGCGGCAATGATCTGGCCGGAGCTGTTCAGAGCTACCGGTTGGCCTTTCAAAAGCGCCGAGCTATAGCCCGATGCAATACCGTCAGTCAGCGCCACAGCCCGATCCAGACCCGAAGGGTGGAAAGAAGGACGCAAACCAAACGGAGTAGAGGTTGCACTCATAAAATACTCCTTGGGTTAGCCGGAAAAAACCGGCATTCGGTTGGGTTGCTGCGCAAAGTTCCCCAAACCGTCACCCTCAACACCCACCAGCGACTTCCCGCGACTGTCCCGTGCGCCCTGTAGATTTTCCACTTGAACGCGGATTTTTTCTTCCTCGTCTTGTGGCATATCGTGGTGCATGTGCGTCATGATGTCTTGGAAGACATCCATCGGCAATTTGAACAGCAACATCTCGTTGCATGAAATGAATCCAACATGCTGACCTGACTTCACGCGATATTCTTCGTAACCGGGTATCTCTTCAGATTTAACTGGAACGTACCCGAGTCGCATCCGTTTATCGATGGAATCGTAACTGTTGGTTGTTGAGAGCCAGCAAAGATGCCAACCGTCAAGGTCGGGCAATTTGGGCAATGCGGATTGTGTCCATTCCTCGCTCCACATACGCTTACGTTCCTGCGTGGAAATGAACTTTTCTTCAGGGGCTGCCCGGCTGCCGTCCTCGTTTGCACGAGTTTCGCGCTGACCGGTTCCTAGAGATTTCTTGAGACGTGATTCCATGATTAGTTACTCCGTTGGGTTGTTCGTGCTTGCTCTGCGTATCGCTTGATCATCTTTGCGCGCTTTTCGGGGTTTTCCCACATACCTGCGTCTTTCATCGCACGCACTTGTTCAGCGGTGAGAGTGAAAGTACGGTTTGTGCCCCCGTATGCGGCTGATGCTTCGCGTCCTGAGCTTCCCACGGTGTTCCTTGGAGTCCTGTTAGGTGATTCACGTCGGTCTGACGATTCATTATATCTATGAGGAAGCCGTTTCTGCAAGCGATTGTCTAATTCGTCCCAATAATCCGACGTTCCGGGGTTCCAGCCCTCTTTTACAAGGTCTTCGTCGATCAATTTGGCAATCCGGCTGTCGGTATCGGACAAATCTGGTTTGTACCAGTCGTTTCGGTCAATCCATTGGGCGGCTTGACGTTGAACACCGGGGTCAATCCGGGGTCCTTCGCTTGTTGGGCGGTCTGCCTGCTGCTTCAGTTGGTTTAGCTGGTCCACCTTCTTCCGAGCGTCGTACAAAGCCTCCTGCGCGGCCACTGCGGCCTCTCCATCGCCCGAGCTGGTGGCCTCGGACAGCTTCATCCGGTGGTATTCCACCCGAACTTGCTCGTCATCGATGGCTTTTTCCAGTCTGGCCATGTCCGCACCCTGCGTACGGCGCTCAACTTGGGACAGCCGGTTGGCCATTTCTTCGTTTTGGCGCTGCAGCATCTGCAAGCGGACGTCTTTTTCCTCATTGGTTTTGCGGATCAGGTCTTTTTTGGACCGACGGCGGGCCCGGCGGGCGGCCCGAACGGCGTCCGAATCGTCCGGGTGGTCCTCATCCCCAGCATCATCGCCGCGTGGGGTAGGCTCATCGTTGTTGTCGGTGGGTAGCAGGTTCTCCGGCAGCTCAACTGTGGCTGTGCCGTCACCGCTTTCCTGTACGTACAACGGTTCTTCTTTAACTTCTGTGGCCATGGTATCTCCTTAAACGTAGGCTTTGAACGACAACGGGTTGTCGGTGACCTTGGCAATCAGCTCGTGATCGTTGATGGTCATGAAAAGAACAGGGTTTAGGTCGCCGTTTTCTTCGCCGGTGACTGGCCGCTCCCAGCGGTCTCCGCCCCAGCGCGGCACGCGGACATAGTCCCCGATTTCCGCCCAGCTTCCTTCAGGCCACGATGCCATCGTGTCTTTGTTTTTAAACGCCAACGGCCCAATGGACACGACTTTGCCAATCATGTTGTTCCATTTTTCGTTTTCCTTGGTTTCTTCCACCAAGATAATTTTGCCTGCGTTCTTTTTGATGCGACGTAGCTGGACGATTACTCGGCCACCGTAAGGCGCTTGGCCCGGTTGCACATCAGGAAATGCCCATGCCAGCTCTGCCGGGTCGGCTTCCGTCTGATCCCCGCTCACCATGAAAATTTTTTCTTTCTCGCTCATACTCACTCCTAGTTACACAAACCATATTTCAGGTTCAGAATGCGCATATTTCAGCGCGGCTTGGGGCCTTTCGGCCTTAATCTCTCTCGGCGAGTTTCGCGTTCAAGTTATCCATTACCCACTGCAGGCCCTGATACTCACCGACCAGTCTGGTGTAAGCGTCATAGTTGCCCACAGGGGTTTCCACGAGCGACTTCCGAATCTCGGACTGACGCTCTAAAAGCATATGAAGTAGTTCTTTTATCACTTATTCTTCTTAGCGACATGGCTCAGGCCACCGGCTGGTTTGGCCGAAGACTTGCTGTCGCCCTTGGCTTGCATGGACTGGCCGGTAATCGGCACTCCCATGGCCATGCGTTTGTGCTGAGGTACAAGCACGCTCTTTTGTTCTGCATCACTGTTGGCCATTTGGTACTCCTTGGGGTGCAGCCGGGGCTGCGGGTTGCGCGACGGGTGCCGCAGGTTGAGCCATCTGCTGGATGGTCTCGTGGGTTAATTTGGCGTTTTCGATGGCGACCTTGGTGTCGTTGTCCATCTTGTGCTTGGTGATGTCCGCTTGCATCTGCTGGACGTCGATTTGCACGTCCTGCTGGTCGCGGGCGGCCTTGCGCTGGGTCTCGGCCATGGCGGTGTCCTTGACAACCTGCGCATCGGGCGGAAGCTGCGGCGGGGGCATGCTCTGCTGCAGCATCTGCTGGAGCTGCTGGATCTGCGGCAGGATCTGCGCAAACACCTGCTGGCTGTCCATGGCCACGTGTTGGCCAACGGTGGCATAAAGCTGGTCGATGATGCCGGTCAGGTGCGGATTGTCGTAGTCGGTTACCGGCCTGCCACCACGCAGGTTGGACACGTAGCCGTTCATGCGGTTCAAGTACCACAGGGTCATGTGCTGCTTGATGTGCTCAATGCAGTTGGGCAGGAATTGCGGGGCAATAAACGGGTTTGCACCAAATGCGGGGTCCATGCCAAACATCAGGTGGCCTTGGATGTGCGCCAGATGGTCCTGCTGCATGTAAGCATAGGACGGCTTGCCGATGGACATGGCAGCGTTCTCGTCGGCCAGCGTGCGCTGCTCGGGGGCTGGAACGTCCTTCATCAGCTCGGATATGTTTGGGATTTTGATTTGCTTGAGGAAGCGCTCTTCCACGGCCTTGGCGTCGTACAACTCGGGGTGGGCGTCCGCCCGTTGCAGCACGGCCTGCATCTGGGCCATGCGCTGGGTCTCGCTGAAGATGTGCGGGTCCGACACCGGGATTACGTCGGTGTTGCGCTCGAAGTCCTCGCGCTCAATTTCCAGATCTTGAACGATCTCACCCTTGCGCATCTCATCGAAGTGCCAGCGGTTCAGGCGGCACAGGACCTTGATCAGGCGTGCCTGCGACTGATGTAGCCGGGCGTGGATGGCCGAGTAGACAGCAGCGCCCTGCTCGATTAACGCTTGCGTGGTGCCCACAGGGGCGTTGCTGGTCACGTCGGCGATCTTTTCTTCGCTGGTGGTCACTACCCCTTTGGCGGCGTTGTCCAGCCAGCCCAGAAGCTCAAAAAGCACCGCCGACGGTGGATTGAACGGCATGGGCATGGCGATCTTGCGGATGTCGTCTACGCCGGGCGCGCCTTCGATCTCGGCGACCTGCGTCACTTCAATCTGCTGGGTCTGGCCGCTAATCTTTGCGCCCTTGAGCTTCAGCATGGTCGCGGCATTGTTGATGTGCGCCGAGTCCAACAGCGCGCGCAGAGCACCGGTCAGGGCTGCAGACAGCCCGCCAATTAAGTGCGGCAGGCCGATGGCGTACGCGCCGCGCCATGGGATGAACTTGAACT